GCTTGCAGGAAGGTGCCTTTCGTCATGCTGCCCTTTAGGTTGTTGCATCGCTTGCAGGCCAGCGCGCCGTTCTTCTGTTTGTGGTAGCCGCCCTTCGATTGCGGGACGACGTGATCGAACGTGGCGTTCTCTCGGCTGAGATAGCGTTTGCAATACTCGCATTTGACGGAGTTCTTGCCCCTGAACATCAGGCGGCGCAGGCGACTTATTTTCTTCTTCTTCGCCATGCCCTTCCCGGTGCGCGCCCAAACCTCGTATTTGTTGTAGCCCACTAGCCTTTCCCCTCCCGCTCAACCCGGTTATCTGCGGCACGAAGCGATTTGATTTCCTCGCGCGCTATCCACAGTCCATGCAGGTAGTAGTCCTCCACCGTACCCATGTACCTGTTAGCGCGCTCCGATAGCCTCCGGTCAAGTTCGTCCAGCGGTGCAGTTGCGGACCGCAGCGCGGCGATCTCCTCTCGAAGCTGATGCACGGTTAGCGTCCAGTCCCCGTTTACGTTGCTGATGGACACCAATTTAGCGATACGCTTGTTCGCCTCTGACAATGCCAGTTCAAGCGCGGCCATGTCGTCAAGAACCCCTGAAATAGAACCATCCGCTGCAATGTAGGCGCGTGCCTTGTTCGTTCTCGGCGTGGCCGATAGCTGCGGCTTCTCTGAGGGGGCACCGTTTGGGTAGCACACTTTGCAGTCATAGCCGTGGTGTGGATACTCATGCCCTGGGGATAGCTTCTCTGATGGAGCAGCAACCGCAGGGGCTACGTCGGAGTCTCTTGGCGGAGATTGAACCGGCGTAGCTGATCCCTGCGGCGCTGCATTGTTCTGTCCCTCCGGCTGCGCGAGGAGGGCGTGTGCGCGATACAGCAACTCTCGGCTCAGGCACCATCCGCCATTGACAATCTCCCGCAGCAACCTGCGCTCGGGGGATTCGCTGTTGGAGGACTTGGAACGCTTTATTGCCTCGACCAGTAGTTTGCTGAGTTCGCTCATTTCGGCTCCACGATTACGTGTCCATCGGATCCTACAGGGAGGTCTAAAACTTCCTGAGGCGTAAAAGGTACATCTCGGTAGAACTGACGGGATGCGTCTACTCTATCCGTCACAGCCTGTGGATCAGCCCGTTTGTTCAGGAGCTGTTGCTTCCTTCTCCAGGCTCTAGCTTCGTACTCGTAGAGTGCCATAGTAAGCCAGTAGATGGCGTTCTCTGACTCTTCGCATGGTCCCAAGGAGTTGAGATACTCTGTCCTATCGATTAATACCCGGATGAGCTCCTGGGTGTTTACACCAGGCCACTCAAGCGGATGACAAACCATATCCGACGACCGGCGAATGAATCTAACCAGCAAAAACCCTGGGTGCTCGAGATACGGCACTCTGTAGAGATGTCCAGGAACGATAGTCTTCATGGTACTAGCACGGCTGCTATAACCATTACGAAGACTCCTACGAGAGCCGCCCCAATAATATGCCACCAGAGATTTGCAGGGTTCAGAATCAAGCCGAACGCCGAGCAGAAGATGAGCAACCCTACTGAAAAGACGACGATCTTCATGCCCCACTCCCTGGAAGGATCTCCTTCAGGTAGAACCACTCTTCCTCGTACTTCTCGCGTCCCCCTCCTTTTAGTACATGTTCTATTGCAGAGGCAGGTACACGGTGAGCCCGCAAGGCTTCCGCAGTAGGCTTCTCGGAAAATACACCCACGAAGTAGTCTCCATCCTGATCGTATGCGTTGATCGCTCTAGTCAATACCCAAACAGTGCGTTCGTTCACAGGTCCTCCGGAGAACGTAGGCCTTTGAAGATCGGTTGGCGAGGAGCATCCTTCGTTCCGTACGGTTTGTACTTGAAGGTAGCTATCTTCCCCTTGTAGTGGGTCTCGAAATTGTCGAAGGCGTGTTTACGGAACGCATGATCCATCTCCCCTGAGAGACGGAAAGGTTTCGCATAGTCACGATGTTCGACAATGAACGCGCCGAGCATTCCGGACGGACGCAAACCAGCTTGATGCGAGGACCGCTTCGTGAATCCTCTTGCATCTGTCGTAGCAACGTTGTCATTGTGCATCATCTCCTCGAAGCCGACAATTACGGCCTCTGAAGTCAACCATCGAGCCAGCTTCATCAAGTAGCCCTGCTTGATTGTTGACCTCCCCTGCTTGTACGGAGCATCCAAACGTCTGAGGATAACCCCTTCGTGCCCGGCATCGAGCGCTTGCTTCTCGTACTCCAGTACATCGTCCAGATTCCTGACGAGTATCTGGTTAACGAGTAGAACCTCAGGTCCTAAAAATCCTGCATGATCGCGGGCAAACTTTAGGAGGTACTCGTACCTCTTCTCGTACGGCAAGTCAATTCTGGTGTGGTCGAAGATATGCCAACGTACACGCTCCTCAGAGCCATGTGTCATGACAGCTGAATAGGTATCGTGATAGATCGTCGGCCCATGTTGCTTCGGTACTAATAGCTCACCATCGAACCCCTCGTACTCCTCCCGGTTGAATATCCTCTGGACGTAGGCTGAAGGGATACGGGTCATCGTCCGACTCATCACTGACTCGCTTCGCCTATGACCTCGTATACCGTCAATCTTGTCCGATACGAAGCAGGGATAATGAGGCTCGAACGCCCGAAGATCCTCAGGAGTCTCCGCAGCAAGCAGCACCCTAAAGGGTTTGTCAGTCATTCGTTTGTGCCTTACTCTTTACCAAATGTATCACACCGTGCGAAGCCCCATGTGCTGACGACGGCAGCGGCCTTTTTCTTGTACCTTCAAACTGTACGGCAATTCGCTTCATACGGTCGTTCCGACTCAGCCTTCGCTCTGCTTCGGCAAACGGATTTTGCCCACGGCCATCACCTCTGCACGTTGTTGTCGAGGTCCAATTGCCCACCTCGACGAAGAGCATTGATGTAGTTGTCGATGCAAACACGGGTGTCAGGATCATCCGGATAGGCTAGACGATAGCTCTCCAGCCGCTCCAGCTTGACCTCTGTCGGTGTACCCTTGATCGACAGACGGAATCTCTGCCAGACTTCGTTCCGTGTAGCTCGAAGAATGGCATGTATGTTGTGGCTTGCTACTGGATGCGGCCAACTCTTCATAGAGTCCCTTTCATCAGCATACCCTATTATATAGCACCACAGCGATAGTCAGCAAGAGTCACTTGAGAGTCCTGGCTACCCAACCATCGTCTCCGAGTCAACTTGCTTCTCGACGATCTCCCGAGTTAACTTGTTGGCCCTCTTTGCCAGAGGAGCACCCCCGGGTGTTCGGAGGGCCATCTCTCTAATACGACGTAAGAGCTTGAGGGCCTTCTCAACCGTCATATTTTCCCTAATGGCCAGAGAAGGATCGTTCCAGCATCTCGACACACGAAAGTACGCTTGCAGCAGTTTGTCCATTTCTATCCCGTTAAGTACGTTAAGACGCACTCACCCTCTCGAGCCACTTCTCGTAGCTCTGAGCTTGTCCCCAATGAGTACCAACCTTCAGGTCTACCTTAAACTTAATCGGTGTAGTAATCCACTTCGTTGGTACTTCTTCCTGCACCCTCTTAATGATCTCTGCCACCTTCCTTATAACCGAGGGGTCGTCAGGAACTTCCGCAACAGTCGAGTCGTGCACTAAGTTTACGAAGTGTGCACCGTACTCTTGAATAAGGGGTAAAGCCTCCATCCCTACGTGAAGGATGAAATCCGAGATGGTACTCTGCATGTAGAAGTTAGCGAACTCGTTTTGCAGTCCGTGCATTCGTTCCTGAGATACTACACCCGGTCTGCGTTTACGGCCAAATACCGTAATGAGGGTACGCCCTTCAAGCGGAGCACGCCTGCACCCCTTAATGAATTTGGCAGCCTGAGGCGCACGCTCGAACCACGCGTCGATAAGCCTCTGAGCCTCAGCAGTAGATATATCAAACTCTTCCGCGACCGAGAATGCTTCCCGACCGTACGGGATACCGAAGTTAATTGCTTTAGCACGTATTCGCTGGTCAATAGTGAACCCCGCTCCATACATGGCGACAGAGACTTCGTCGTGGAGGTTCCGTTTGTCATCGAGAAATACTCCGGTTAGGAACTCGTCGCCTGAGAGAGCAGCGAGCATTCGTAGTTCGGCCGAGTTGTAGTCAGCCTCCAATAGAATATATCCCTTCCTGGCGCAATACATCCGACGATAGCGGCCTTCCCGGGGGATATTCTGGATATTCGGTTCGGAACTAGATAACCGACCTGTAGTCGACGCGTGAAGCTTGAACGTCGTATGCACTCTATTCCCAACTGCGTGCTTTTCAACACCCGCCACATAGGTGGAGAGCATCTTAGTCATTGACCTATACCGGCGGACGAGCTTGACTGCCGGATGATCAGGCAACTTATCGAATGTCTCCTTGGTGGTATCCTGTGGCTTCCTCCCCTTGATTTTTAGACCATAGCGATCATACAGGAGTGCCGAGACCTCACCAGGTGAATTAGGGTTCACATGGTATCCTACCAATTCCTGGAGCTCCATCTCAAGCCCAGCAAGCTCAGTCTCTAGTTCAACCCGATTGAGGCGAACATATTCCCAGTCAACTTCTATCCCGTAGCCCTCGATCTGTGCGAGGAGATGGCTAGCAGGTACTAAAGTCCGGGTGTAGAGCTTCTCCAGGTTCGCGTCTGCAGAAACTTGAGGCCGTTTATGTCGCCAAACAAGGAGGGTCTTCTTTAAGTCCTTAGCGAGGTAGTCAAAGAGCACCGGCTCTGGCACTAGAGCATAGGAATCGCTCCTCTTGGGGGCCCACTTCTTGAGCATCCCTTTGTGCTCGGGGATACCAAGGTCGTTCTTAGCCTGCTCATCCAGATCGTGGTCCTTTGTAGCCTCCGAAAGAGCGTAGGACAATAACCCAGTATCCTCCGTATTGATGGTCTCTTCTGGCCTGAGCAGTTTCTCCTCGTGCAGAAACTCCTCGTCGAACTTCCCGAACTGCCATACCCATTTAACACCAGGCATGAACAACAGCTGGCGGAGATAATGACAATAGGCCTGATCTTGGAGAGCTTCCTTCGGAACAATAGCTGCTGTGTCCGAAGGATCCTGGAAGTAGAACCCGATACTCAGGATGTAATCAACCTTCGGATTGAAACCGGAGGTCTCAATGTCTGCCCCTACTACTACACCCTCGGGTCTTTGAGCTAGGCTCTTAACCTTGCGGCTGTACGCCGCGAGATCCTCAAGTTCGCGGAGGACAATATTATGCGGCTCTTCCCACTTGTAAGTTCTAGCGTGGACTGGATGGTCGTCATAGGTAATACCCATTGCCAGGGTGATATCGTCCTTAAAGACTTTGGGGTTACCCGATCCTCTAAGAAGGAACGCAGGATGTACTGTTGGTACGACAACAACTTCCTGTCCCGAGTCAGGGTCTCGAATAGTATAGAGCTGACCCCTCTTCTGTGTGATCTTGTAGCCATAGTCGCCCGTCAGTGAAATGTTGGAGTAGGCACCCATTGCCAGTACACACCTACGGGGATAAGCAAAAACCTGGGCTAATACTCTACCTCGACATGCGGTACAGGCTCTAGCCTTGAAGTCCTTGTCCCGAAGCACATTATCCGTCTTCGGAGGCCTACACTGCATGGCATTGATAACGTAGGCGTCATCAAAGTCATAGCCCTCTGGGACAGACTTATCTAGGAGGTCGCCAGACGGACCACAGATAGGAGCTCCCCACTTCAACTCCTCAGTCCCTGGAGCTTCCAGAATGATCACGAGGGGAGAGTCTACTGTCCCTCTTGCCCCAACTCGACGCGACCCACCAGGG